ATGGCGCGAGAGAGCCAACGTGAACGTTTTAGTGATGGTGGCTATTGGTTTAGCATGGAAGTTAGAGACCTTGCAGTCTTCGCCGCCCTCGTTGCCGCAGCAGAGCGCGAGGCGTGTGCGAAGGTGTGTGATGGGTGGATGCATGCCAATGGAAATGATTGTGCCGCCGCGATTCGGGCGAGGGGGGAGGCATGAAAGACGAATGGGATTTGGAAGTCGAGCGTATGCCGTGGCGCTTCAATCCGCCGAAGCCAGACTTACGCGCGGCGCTCTTGCAGTTACGCTCATTAGGATTTAACGCAGAGGCCGACTTGATCGCGGGCGAGGTGCTCGGCGTGCAGAAAGCAAGGGCCAAAGAGGCCGAAGCGTACATTCTGCTCTCGGCTGCGTGGCCTGCGTTGGTGCGTGCTGGCCGCACGGAATTGGCCGATCAGATTTCGCAGTTTCTCGCCGACTAGCGCCGGACGTGGTAGGGGCTGGCCTTTTTGAAATGGTCGGCATTGCACTGCACGGCTTGATCTATAGGCCGCGCGATCTCTGGATGCGCGCAGTGAAACTTCGAGTTGCGATACACAAAGAAGGCGCAATTCTGGCAGAGTTCTGGTTCGGCCCACGACAACTCTGTTATCAGTTCACGATCTAGCACCCGCATGGCTACACCGGAGCGCCTCGGAACCACGCCTTGCCATTGTCTACAGCGACGATCTCCGGCTCGAGCAGTCGCCCTTCGCGGTACGTCAGCACCACGAAGCCAGACGCCCAATTCAGCGGCCCGGCTTCAACGTAGGTGAACTGCGGGCCTTTCGGCTCGGCCATCGTGCCGCAGTCCACGCCGAAGCGTCGGCCGCGATAGTCAGCCCACGGGGTGTATTGCAACTTGTGAAGGTGGCCGTGGACGTAATGCGTACCCGCGCGAAGGGCAGAGTTATAGGCCGCGTGTATTCCACCGCCCACCGGCCGATGTCTAATGACCGTCCACGCATACTGCTCGGCGTTAAGGTGGATAGCCCATCCCGCGCGCCAGCGTGGCAGATAGTCGATCAGCGTTGATCCTGGCATCTCCTCGAGTTCGGGCACGTTGCTAGATAGGTAGTTCTCGAAGCGCGCATCGTGGTTGCCGATGGTGCGTAGCAACTGCGCTTTGCTCGCCGCGCGCTCAATCTCAGCGCACCGATCCTGCACCGCGTGCAGTTCGTCCTTCAGTTCGGGTTGCTTTTCCCACATGATGCGCGAGTGCCGACTGATCCGCGCGCCGTCCAGAATATCGCCGTTCAGCACGACGATATCGGGCTTTAGCGTCTTCGCCAGTTTGCAGAATGCCTCATGCGCTGGCGTAACCACGCCCGGCCAGTAGTGGCAATCGCTCGCAATCATCACTACGCCGTCGTGCAGTTCAAGGTGCATTTCGGATTCGTAGCGCCGCGCGCGCTGCTCTGCGAGCCGGTTGGCGGCTTGGCCTGCCTCGGCCTTGATGCCGGTTGTGCAAGTCGGAGGCACCTTGCTCGGCAATGCTATGCCGTGGCGCGCCTCAAGCGAGCGCCTGCGCTGGTGGACACTTCGCACCGGCAGAGACAGTGCGTCGGCTACTTTGCGGGGTGACCCGTAACGCATCCATGCGTCGATGAATTCCTCGTCGGTGAAACGCTTAGGCATTTATTCCTCGAAGGTTGTGAGGGACTGCTGGAGCAGATGGCCTAGTTGATCGACGAACTGCTCGTCCCTAGACAGCGGGTGCGCCATCATGTCGAGCATGGCGTGCGTCCACTCGTGGCAGAAGGTTTGCTGTAGGGATGTCATTGGCTGACCGCCGAGGATTTCGATTCGTAGGCGATCCGGTATCCAGATGCCGACGCAATCCTTGTGTTTCCACCGGCTGCGCGGGATGACTCGCACCGTGATGTTGTGCCCTAGAAGTTTGAAACTTTTAGGGATGCCGGTTTTCATTTTTCGTCCTTATTGACTCAAGAACATTGACCGCTCATCGTTCCGTCGCTTGACTAGCCCAGGCAACACCTTGCCCGCTGCTTTTGTCCACATAAGAAACGCATCGGCCGCGCCCTCGATGTCACCTCGGTTGTAGCGCATCCGTATGCTGCTGCGCTGGAGAGCGCCCAACCCCACGTTGAAGGAGAACGAAACTAGGGCGTCAAATTGGCCTTGATGATTAACAGAAGCAGGGCAAAGTCGGGCCACGCCGCGCTCAAACCGCGCAAGGTCTTGAGCCAAGATAGCGTCCACCTCGTCCATCGTGAGTGTGCGATCCCAGCCTGCGGGTATCGGTAGACTGCGCCGCTCTTCATGCTTCACCGCTGCGTGTGATGGGTCAAGAACGTGGCCGACGCCGACAGTCCAGAGCAGCGCCGGGCACCGATACGGCCGCGTGCGGACGCCCTCATGGTGCTTGACCATCTTGATGGCTGCGGCCGACGCTTTCATTTCTTAAATGCTTGTGTCCCAAACCAAAAGGCAATAATGCTCGAGAGAATCAGCATCTCGTCATCGCTGAATACGTTGTCCATTGCGACCGCAAACGGAATGCCCGTCGTGTAGGCGTACCAAACACCGGCCACGTTGAGCGCGACCAACTCCAGCACAAAGATGTACGTCACAACAGGGCGCACACTGGCCCGCAGGTTAATCATCCACTGACTCGCACCCTTGCCGATCTCAATATCGTGCTGGTACAAGGCTTGCCGCTCTTCGCCAGCGGTCTCGGTCTGGATTTGCTCAAGTTTTATTTCCTCAACCCGCGCCTGTGCAATCAACCCGCGCTCAGCCAGCGCCAACTCGCGCTCCTTTTGCGCTGCGACTAAAGCAAGTTCGTGCTTCTTGTCTTGCTTGTCCTGCATCATCCCGAGGATTTTGGGCAGGCCACCCGCAAGGAATGAAAGAAAGGTGCTGATCATTGTCATCATTTTTGACGCTCCTCCATCAACTTCACGCGCACTTGCAGATCGTGGATATCGTGCATTAAGTCGTCTTTCATTTCTTGCCGTGCCGCCGCAGATTGCGGGCTGTCAATGATGACGCCTTCATTTGTAATCAGAATGGGAATCTTGCTTTCGATGGCGATCAGTCGATTCTGAAAAGAGGTAATCTCAGAAAGCAGCCAGCCAACGGCTGCCAGCAAAACAGGAAACAGCATATCCGCAATCTTTTCCATGCTGAAACCGGCGTTTGCATCTCTCATTTGTCGGCCTTTTTATTTATCAGATCCCAGGCGGATTTCATCTTGTCTTCAAGAACCGCCACCCGTAGGTCAAGTTTTGACAAGACAATAATCAGCGTGATGAGCGCAAGAATGACGGGCCACGCTCTGGTAAACATCTCGAATATGTCCATAGTGCCCCCTACTTTTTACTGTTTGCAATCTTCTCTTTGATGGTCAGAGAATGAGAGATGATTGCAAACAATCCGACGATAATGGCCGTAACGCCAGCAATAAACGTGACGATCTCATTTGCGCTTGAAAACCAACTGGTGCCCGCCGCTGCAATCGAAACGCCTGCGGCAATATCCGCGCCTCTGTTCGTGTTCATCATGGCGGCACTCCCCCTCCACCAAGTCTCGTAATCGTTACCGGCACGTCCGCCGTTGCGGTCAGCGGGGTGCCACCTGTCGAATCTGTAACCGTGCAGCGGTAGATGCCCGAAACAAACTCATCCTCGTTGAGCGTGGCGCTGAATGTCGTCGTCGCCGCGCTCGGGCTTGTGATGGTGAAACTGTCACCGGACACAAACGCCCAGGAATATGTATAGGGAGTCGTGCCACCGGAGGCGGTCACGGTGGTGGATACCGTCGTCAGTGTGGCATCTGATCCGGTCTTGCTAAGTGTTGTCGGCGAGGCGCTCGCGGTCATTGCAATGCGCGTGATCTCTACTGAGACGATTGCGGTTTTCGTTGCGGCTGCTGCGTCGGTCACGGTGCAAGTAAAGACGGCGCTATAGGTCGAGCCGCTCGCAAGGCTTGAGCCGGTAAAGGTGGTCGTGGCAGAGGAAGCAGAGTCCGCCGCAATTGATGTCGAGCCGCTAGTGCGAACCCATGAGTAGGTATAGCCTGGCGTGCCACCCGCAGCCGTGA